TGTTAATGGAGAAAATTGATATGCCTACACTCATGCGCTTTGTTAATGCTGATAGTCAAATGCACTTTGCCCATCAACGCAAAATTGTCAATAATAATAGTCATTTGGCTCAAAAATTGACCTTTTGCAAGGATTGCCGTGCACACACTGATTTGTGTACGTGTGATGATGATGGTCAGCACGAAGTTGCGTACATTGATTCGCCATACGTTCCCGGACCTTCCCAAAGCAAGAAACGTGGGCCTTTTGGACGCCCTGTGCCAAACCGACGAATTCATTTCAGCAATCAAGCTGGAGAAATAGTTGGAGATGCCTGGGCTTCCATTTATTCACGTTTAGAGTCTTTGTCTAACCCTATCATTGACCGTTTTATGTCTTGGACACCTGCATGGTTCTTTCAAAACCGTTGGATTCGATATGCTTATGCTTTCTCGTATGGGCATTATTCGCGATCCCTGGTTTATCTTGCCATTTGCTGTGCCACTACATTCTTATTGATTCTTGGTGCATTATTGCCATGGACTGTCTTTAATTTGGTTTGGTTGTTTTTTATACTATCTGCTAGTTATCTCTATTTGTGGTGTTGTGAGTATCAATTATTAATTGAAACTGCTCGTGATACTACTTTGGGAGAAAGACTTGCAAGATGTGAGATGCAATCAAAGATTAAGTACATTCTGGCAGGAAGTGCATTATTGACAGCTGCGTATTATGTGTGTCGTAACGCACGCGATACGCGATCTGTGTTTTGTAATCAAGGAATGATGCACCCTACCATGGCAGATATCAAGAATCGTGATGAGAATGATTTGACTGAAACTGTGAAAAAGGAAATGAATTGGGCTAATGTCCATTTGACTCCGATCCCTGTTACGAAGAAAGCTCGCACCACAATTGCTTCTGATTTAAAAGCAATGGTGCGTAACAATCTTACACACATGACGGCAACAATAAATGGAAAACAATATGGATGTGATGCATTCTTTTTATGTTCTAATGTTGCCATTATACCCCGTCATGTTTGGAAGTGTGGTGAAATGTTGTGCAAATTTACACGGCATGAACCATCACGGATTGGAGGTAATTTCACTAGTTTCATTTCAAAAGTTCATTCAGTGGATGTGCCAGATATGGATATGTCTTTGATATGGGTACCAAATGGTGGATCTTGGAAGGACATGCGTGACTATTTCCCTTTGTCGCGACCCACAACGTCAATACCGACCGAATTTATTTGGAAGAATCACGAGGGAATTTGTAGAACTAGTCAGACATTGTTTACACCTTGTCAGACGTCAAATCGTTTTATGAAATTCTTTGGTGGTGAATACAATTTGACATTTCCTACAGAAGTCGGATTTTGTATGGGTACGCATGTTGCGGAAACCAAAGCTCCTTTTATTGCAGGTCTTCACCTTGGTGGTGTTACAGGCAAAACTCGAGGAGGTGCAGGGACTGTAACTCGTCAACAATTGGAATTAGCATTGCAACAATTGGAACAAATTCCTTCCGTTTTGCTATCAACAAGTTCTGGTACTTATGAAACTGAGAAATATGGTGTTCAGTTTTTTGAAAAACCGGAGATACATGAGAAGTCTCCGGTGAGGAAATTACCAATAGTTGATGGAAAAACACCCAACATTCAAGTATTTGGTTCGTGCCAAGGCCGTGTGAAGTATTTCTCGGAAGTAGAGAAATCATGCATATCCGATATTGTTGAAGAAGTTTGTGGGGTGCCCAA